CTCCTTACGTTTGACAATATTAATAGCGCGGTCTATTGCCTTCTCTGCCGTAGATCGACCAGCATTCAGGATCAGATCAATAGAGTAATGTCCCCACTTCTCGATATAGAACGCGGCTTGTTTCACATCAGACGTTTCAACAGCTAAACGGTTTGACTGGTCAGGAAGCCTACGACTCGCAGCAACAAGCATTGACATTTTGAGCAACGAATAGCTCAAACGAGAGAACGTCGGCAGAGCCAACATAGACATATCAGTCTCAATGCCGGCGTTAGTCATAATATCCTCAAGATTGCGATAATAGTCCCATGCTTCCTCAGACAATCTAGCTTCAATCTTGATCGGCATTTCTATTTGCTGACCAGCGATCGAAGTCGTAACGCTAGTGTTATAACGCTCGCAGATATCAGTAAGCGATCTAACGATATTGTCTTTACGTTCTGTAGATACTTCTGTGGGTGGTCCTGTTCGTCGTAACCTTGACAAGTCATTCTCACCTGATACGACCAAGAACCTTGGTAAGAATCCAGATAGGATATACTCGTCATTGATAAGAGAGTATACCTTGTCCCTAATTCCACCGCCAAAGAATATGAAGTAGGGTTCGGATATTGTAATTGTCTCTTTCCGTAAGAGACGAGTATAAATCGGCGGAACATCGTAGAGATGAGTAAGCGTCTCCGGTAAACCGGCGAGATAATCTTTTCTGTTGATTGAGTCGAAAAGTCCACTAACTTCATCCCTCCAATAAATAGACACTCTTTTGGGTCGGCCACTTAATCCGGTCAATAGTCCTTCGGCACTACCATCAGTCGCCAGGATTAAACTCTCGTCAATGTCTTTTAGAATATCAATGACAAGACGCATCGCGGTTGTCTTTCGTGTAAGGGTGCTCTCCCCCAAGACCAACCCCCACAGGTTAGGTACGATTTCTCCCCACTGTACCTTTAGACTCAAACCAGCCGAGACGACAGCACTCAAAGCAATAAACATACCAAGTTCATGATATTGCTCAGGTGCATCAGTCGCAGCATTAGCCCAACCCTTGTAGTCTGCGATGAACGTATCTTCCTCAATCTCATCGAAGTCCACTAGATGAGGCATCGTGACTATTTCTACCTTACCACCAAGTAGTACCTCAAAATGACTGTGTTCCTTCGCGGCCTTAATAACGTCTCGCCACAGGTAACTCAATGGACGGTTATCTCTGGCATACTTGTTACACGCTGCGTTTATAGCAAGCACGAAAACCTCGTCTTGCAATAAGCCCAACTCAAAACACTTGTGGATAAAGCGCCATAAGATGCGTGACCAGTCTGCATTTGCATCAGGCGCGGTTGTATACAGTGACGCAAATTCCTCGTCTAGCTTACCTTCTGCTTTATACCGATAAAGCACCATGCCCGGATCGGGTAACTTCTCGATAACAGGCATCGGATTGTTAGCGATAACCGTAGCTTCTGAGTTCTCAATAATCGCTTCCGGTATAGCATCAAAGACCCCAATGTCATACGTCGTGTCGGTGATACTAATAAGTTTAACCGGCACAGGTGGGTGGTACTTCTGATTCTCAGTCCAAGGAACACGCAACAATTGCGTAAGATCCCAACCACTCTTATCTGCACCAATCTTATAGGCGAGCTTCTTTGAATAATCCTCAGCAACATCGGCAGGGATAGGCTCACCAGTAACACGCCAATATGCTTGCCAACGTCCGGGTGACGATTCAACAACACAGGTTGGAATCGGCTCCAACTGTGCAGGGTTGGCATAATCAAGGTCGGACCATGCAAATGTACTGCCCAACGCAAACTCTTTACGTCGCTCTGGCATAGAGAGCAGATTGACGCAGAACCACACGTCGCGGTTCGGGTACATATCTTCGATAAAGTTAGCTACGTTATGACGTTGCCCAGGCCACTCAAAAAATTTCTGCGCGAAATTGCCTTTATTCTTGCTTGCGGTGGCAATACACAGAAAGCCCTTATTGACGCCAAACAGGTAGTCGAAGAATTGTACCCGCAACTGTAGATTAGCGGGTGGTGCTGATACGGCCATAAATCTCCTGACTACTTACGCGGTTATTAAAGTGGCTATGGTAGCCCAATACTTAATGCGCTTACGAAGTATAGGCGCACAAGCCACAATGCTGCCGTTCTCTACAACAAAACCCGCACAGAAGTAGCGGGTGGTAACTTGATAAAGACCATCATGCAGTTGCATAATAACAGGGGCGGTTGTGACACCAACCCCTGTTAGATACTAATTACTCAGCAGACTCGTCAGTAGATGCATCAGACGAATCATCGTTATCATTAGTATTACTATCATCACCATCAGCGGGGGTGTCTCCGGCCTCATCAGGCTCAGGCGTAGTAACCTCAATAGGCGGGCGACCCGGTGCATCACTATCAGGTGCAGGATCAACGGGAGTTTCCTCAATCTCAGTCATGTATTTCCTTTCGTTGTGTTGACAACATTGTATGCTAGCCTTGCCCCTACTAGCACCACTACGGCCCATATAGTATTGCCTGTTAAAGCCCTCACCCGTAGTGCCCCATACCCTAACTCGCTGGCATCGGGTTACACCCCACCAGTCCGTTAGGGCGATCGTTAACCGGAATTGACTACGACCAACGTAATAGGTGTGTGTCCCTGATTATCACAGGGCTGTCCATTAACATCCATCTGCAATGAACCACCATTACTTACACAAACCTGGATTGTGCCGTTACCTAATCCAGCACCATCCTTACCGTTAGTACCGTTAGTGCCATCTTTACCAGCCGGTCCCTGTGGACCAGTGGCACCAGTAGCACCCATAGGTCCCGTTAAACCAGTGGGACCAGCGGGACCAATTGAACCATTAGAACCAGTGTCACCCTTTGAACCGGGTGTACCACTTGAACCATTAGAACCATTCGATCCATTAGAACCACTAGGTCCGGCTGGACCAGTTGCTCCAATTGCACCAGAAGGACCAGTCAATCCAGTAGCACCCTGCTTACCAGTGATACGAATAGACGAACCAATCGGGATTCTCTTATGGAAAATCCGTCTCTCACCAGGAAAACACTTCTGTCCCGTTCTTACTGCTCGCATAACACCACCGCGAGCTAACCAATTTGGTCCCTTAGCAATACAGAACGGACCGAAGTTAGCAAAGTGCTGCTTACCCGGTAATGGACCATCAGTTGCTGCTGCTCCTACACTAACACTAACAACAGCAGCAACGATTGCCGCGATAATTGCATTCTTCATTGATCTCCTTATTCATAAGAATAGGCACACCTACCTCTCACTGGCTACTTACGCGCTTTCACCAGATCAAACCACCCTTCCCTCCGACGCTTCTCTTATTTTCTATAAGCCTCGGTGTGCCCAAATTGTTAATCTTTAGAGCAGACCAGCACCAGCGGAAGAAGTACCTTCCTTGCGGGCCTTAACACCACTAACCTTGTTGTTGTCGTACTCCTCATCATACTTCGTGTTGATGGAGCACTCACGACCCTGCATATCAGCGAAGTCAAGTGTGAAGCTAGGAGACTTGACAGATTCATCAGAATAACCAATTGCGATGAGGAACCTTGCAAGCATACCTAACAACTTCATGCGCTTCTCAGCGTCATAACCACCATCAGCGGTAGGCATCCAATAGTAGTTCCAAACACGACGGTTATCGTAAGAACCACCGTCGATCTTGAATGCTACATTGATACCAGGCGTACCGACAGGCAGGTTGCCATTCGGATTCTCAGTAAGAACCGGCGTAACCTCAAAAACGATTGCATCCTTCCAACCGTTATCCATGAGATTGCCGCGAGTATCAGCAGTAGAGAGGTCAAGCGTAGCAGGAAAACCATCTACCGCATTCTGTTCATCAACAGACATTATAACACCTTTCGTGATTTGAGACGATTATGGAGTAACTGCTGCGGATAATGCAGCGAGTGGATCGGGTGCGACTTGTGCGACTTGTGTTGCGAGCGGGTCATCAACGTGTAATTGAGCACCACTCTCCTTAATAATACGCCATACATCAGGTAGCGTAGGATCATTCTTCATTAGTTCAGGTAACACTTGGAACCTGTCACGCGCTTGCACTACTCGCGTTTTCTTAAATTGAATCTGCCGGTGTGTCTCACCCCCTTCTTCATATACAGACATATAACCGATTACCGAGAAAAATCCACTTATCTCGTGGCGTAACTTTCCCGGCATACCTGGCCAAATTTGGTTAATCTTCGTGAGCTTGTTCTCGCGTTCATCAGTGTAAGCCATACAAATAGTATGACACGGTAAATCTCTGAACGAGCGAATAACAATCCTCATACGCTCACCCGACTTACCCCACTCACGCTGAGAAGGAACGTAAAGGTCTACGTTCTCGGGATTGTTAGCAGAGGCTTTAGCCTCAACCATAACTTCGTTCATATCCATCTTCTGCAACTCAGTTATGTTGTCGAGACAAATGCTCTTATAGAAACTAGCACCACTTGAAAAGTCTGCGGCCAACTCACGATAAAGTTCCTTCAATGCATCCAAACTACGGATTGGTGGAGATACATGAAAGTTCGGATGCTTCAAGCCTAAGTCTTTAATCGTATCCGTTCCGCCATCAATGTCGATTAGTAGACTAGGCAGAAATTCCTCAGGCCAGTCAACTATTGTACCATAATGGTACGTCTTACCAATTGACGGTTCAGCATATAACAACTCATTGAGGTACTTAACAGTACCATCAGGCGGGCCTGCGCCAATCCTCTGTGCGAGAGTTAGTTGAGCAGGTTGCGTTGGTGTTTCAGTGGGTGTTTCGGGAACAGTGGTGGTCATAATAGACCTGGAACCTCCGGTTCGACTTGTTCGGATTGAGATTCGTGTTGAGACTTGAGTTCTTCTGTGTCAACGAGTAAGAGATTCATTTCTCTAAGACAATGAATGTCACACTTAGGTACACCGAATAGTTTGTAATGAGTTGGTGCTCTACAATTCCTGCTCATACATCTATTCTCTGTGTCTGTGTAACGTAGTGGTCCAATCTGAGGTCTTGTTGGATATAACTCCTTTAGACGCTGACTGAGAGCTTTACTAATAGGCTGACCTTCTGTGCCTGTTGTCATTCCAGACTCAGATTTAGTCTCACCTTTTAGTAGTTCATTGATGGTATCAAAGTCAAGACCGTTCATCGGTCCCAATTCGGCATAAATCCATCTTCCAACATAGCAGCGTAATCATCGCCAGATTCAGCAGCGATGCAAGGTCCCCTAAACACACAGTTAAGACAACCATAGTTCTTAGTCGGATTAGGATACGGAACCGGATCGTTCAACATATCCTGCGCCTCATAGTACAACCGAGTCATTGCATTCTTACGCTGTGCAGGGTTACGATGTGTGTCGGTTCGACGGACATAACGCTTATCACCCAACTCTAACAGATAGGTGTAGTAACTCTGCATCTTTGGGTCTAAGTCAAAGATGGGCTTAAGTCCATTGTCAATAATATGCTTCTCAAACATTTCTGCGGTTGTAGTCTCTTCCGTGCGGTTAAGACTCGGAAGTCCACTCTTAAGAATACTCGGTGGCTTGGGATAACCCTTTAACATGGCCTGATACGTGATATGATCTAAGTCTTTAAACTCAAGATCATACAGTCTGGCTTCTAGTTCACCGAATGCCAGATAAGACGTGCATTGTTCATCCAAGTCTAAGTGACGGAAGTAATCGTCGTCAACCTTAGCTGCGGTTTTGTAGTCAAGGATGCCGTAGTTACCAAACTCGTTGTCCTGCTTAATCATATCCTGCCGACCGCGGGTGTGAACCTGCTTTTCAAGATAATAGGCGTTTGAATCATCAACATTCTTACGCCGAATCAACGGACCAAACTCATTACCCTTATCAAAGTCAGGTTCCCAACCTTCTGGCATAACTCGCTTATCAATGGCATACATCGGAGCGCCATCTTTGTCGAGAACAGGAACAGAGAAGTCATGCTCAACAAGGATCACAGTGAAGTTATCGTGAGCTTCACTGTAACCCTTGTAAAACTCCATCATGCCCTTACCTAAGTCGAGATAACCAAGGAACTTATCCTCGTCATAGATACCATCAGGAAGAATGTCCTTAAGACCATCGACCTTGTAAGCCAATGCTTTGGGACTATCATCGGTTACTTCTTTTGGAATGGGTTGTGGGTCACGGTCTGCATACTGTTTAACTTCCGAGGCGTCAATGACACCACCGCGCCACTGTAAGTTAAACCACGTCTCGAACGCAATAACCGGGTCCTCTTTAATGACCGGGTTGTAGTACCTCTCCAACGCATAGTGAATACCAGTACCGAACCAAAGCGGTTCAACTACTCCACTGACACTAGCCATTGGAATGAGGTTGCGTTGTGACGGACTAGACCATGCCCACTTACGCCTACACTCTTTAAACGTACCACGATCAGAGTTATGAATGGGGATGATATCCCACTTACTAGGCGTGGGTGGCGCCTTTGTCGCCATATGCGAGAAATCGAGCTTAATGCTGCTCACGGTTTATCTCTCTTTCGCGGTTAGTTGCGTTGCGTGATTTGTGAACTTGCGGTATGCTGCATTATAGCACACTCGGCCCGAAAAGTCAAGGGTCAATTTGTATCACTTGTGGGCCTAAGTGGACAGTCCAGGTTATGTCTGAACCGGAGATTAGCGTGCTTACTCGCTTCTTTCAAGCAAGTATCACACTTTAATATCTTCCAAGTTACCCATGAATATCCTTGCATTGATATTCTGTCTCTATTGGAAGCTGTTTTGCGTGTTCCTTTAATTGCTTGTTTAGCTTGATATTGTTCATATGTAACTATTGTGGGTTTAGGTCCAGGCTTGGGTCTAGTGCCATCACGACCATCACCCACGTTAAGGGCTTGTTTCTTTCTAAGCGAACGAACTTGCTTAATAAGTTCTCTGTCCTCAAACGTTAATGGCATGATGGTCTATTCATCACCGAAGATCTGATTGTACCAACCCTGCTTAATATCATTGACCTGTTCGATATACTGGTCAGTGGTATTATTAGCGTTGATATGAATAACTACGGGCTGACCTTCTTGTCCTGGTCGTCTGATACGTCCGATACCCTGTGCATTGTCTTTAGGGGACCACGAACGGTCGAGGAATATGACGTGCCTTGCGGGTGTGAGATTAATAGACTCCCCACCCAACTGTAGAGTGGACATGAATACTCTGTGTTCAAGTTTTGGAAACTCGTCGTGCCACTTACGGTAGCGTTCAACATCACTGTCCTTCACATCTAGGTGAATATACTTGTAGAGCATATCATCATGGAAACCATTTTCCGTGATGAATGTATTGTGTTTATTAAGACGGGCTTTGAGCAATTCAAGCGGGTCCTTGAAGTTACTAAAGATAACCAGTGGCTCCTTCTTTTCATCATCCCACTGTAAGCCTTCAAGCACCCTCATAACCTCATCCAGCTTACTTGACGGCTCAACTAACCGTACCTTCTGGAATCGGCGTTCTAACACCGGATCATAATAGTCCTCAACTACCTCCGGTGTTGCTACGCAGATTTGCCTCAACCGTTGAAGTAACGTCAAGACATTAGCTGCATA